ATCGTGCAGTCGTTTGTGTTGAGGGACGCGGACACGGAAACCGAAGTGACGATATTTACATCTTCTTTGTAGAAAGGCACGTCGATGAGGAACCACGCAGTGCCGTCCTTGGCTATGGCACAGTTGGCAGTCCCAGTCATGTAAACTGGAAAAAACAGATTGGTCGCCACGGCCGTATTGGGCGTAGCGGTCTGGTACTTAAACGTGACGGTTTTTGTAGAACCGATAGGCCATGAGCCGTCGTACGTGCAGACGCGAAAAACCTTGCCGGATACGGACGGCATCGGCATCGGATGGTCAAACGTAAGCCCCGGCTGATTCCGGTCCCCACCCTCAACAGTGCGAACCGCCTTGGCAATCCGTTGGGCCGCACCTCGAGAGAACGACACAAACGACTTGCCAGCCGCCTGCCCCGCGCCGTTGCTTGCTCCCTGCTCAGACACGCTCAGCCCTCAACTATACTGATCACCATCTGCGTGCCGGTAAGGTTGGCCTGGGCCGCGTAGTTGCCCGCAGCGAGACGCCCTACGGCAGCCTCGCCGCCCCTCAGAGATACGCAAGGGACGAGAGCCCCTGCGGATAGCTGGCCGAACGAAACGGTTGCCGTGGAAACGGTGGACAGGTTGCGGGCGAAGAATAGGCCCACGCTAGACATCGTGGCCGTTGTGATAGCCACCGTGCCGGCGGCGTTCGTACCCGGCGTCAGCGTCAGCGTATTGATTCCGCTGGCACTGCAGTCAGCAGTGACGCCAGACGCCACCAAAGCTTGATTGAGCGAGCCTTTGGACAGTTGTGCGTTGATATTCCAGTTGAGATCAGGCATGGATGCTCCTAGTTCTGTGTGGGCGTTCCGAAATACGACCTGAAATCGACGGCCTTGTGGACGCGGCGGACGAGCACGGTTGGGGCACCAGTGGAAATGGCACCGCCCGTCGTGAGTGGCTGCGGGTTGCTAGACGGCACCTTGTCGCCGCTGTCCGTGTCGATGACGTAGCACCGTTTCTTGGTTCCGCCACTCAGGTAGTTCCACCCCACGTTGGGCAGTTGAAGCGGCCACCCGTCAGGGCGATACTCAAGCGTCACTTCAACCTGCCAGTATCTGATTTCAATTTCATTCACCACCTCGACGGCCGGGTTGGCCGCGATGCCGCTGCACTTCCACGTATAGGCAGCACCGCCAAGGTACGGGGAAGAGTTCACGGCGTTCGTCACCGTCGTGGCCAGCTCGTAATTAAACGTGGCACGGTTGCCGCTGATGGACGCCTGGAGCGTGCTGATGTCGGTGGTGGCACCCTCAAAGAAGTCGTTGGCAGAGTTCTGAAGCGGTGCGAGCGTGTCGCCCTCGTAGTAGTAGAGCGCCGGCACCTGCAGGCCGCCGGTTGACCACTTCCAGATGTCTGCTCGAGCCAGCGGGTTGGGGTCTACGTTCGCCTGCTTCGGCAGTTCGTAGTCCCACGTCACTTCGTAGTGCCAGCGAGAGCCGTTGTAGTTGGCCACGCTGACGTTCATCGCCTTGCAGTACGACGCTTCCGGGTGAGCCTGCAAGAACGCCACGCCAGGGTAGTTGGCAATGTCGGTTTGCTTCGTTGTCGGGTCATCCACCTCGACAACGAACTTGCGCTGAAAGGTGGGCGGCTCGCCAAACTTCCGAGAAGCGGCGACGGTCGCAAGTTCGGTGTAGGAAGTAGCGGCCATTACGCTGCGGCTCCCAAGATGTCTACCTTTTCCTGCTGCAAGGCCCGAAGCTCAGCGCGGATCTCGTCAAGCTTCTGCGTCTGCTTGCGGTACTCAGCAATGGCGGGATCTTCGCGGCCGGTGGCCAGGGCTAGGAACTGAGCCATACCCTCGCCCGAGCGGATGTCGTTGGCTTTCAAGGCTTCGTTTGATTTGCCGCCGAGATCCGCCCGACGCTCGGAAAGAATCTTGTAAATGTCTTCCTGTTTGCCGGAAATGCTTTTTTCAACTGGCTTCAGCTTTTCTTTAAGTTTACGTGCGTCTTCGGCGTCTTTCTTCGCCTTAGCGTCCGCAGCTGCGGCCTCTCTCGCAGCCTTATCGTCTCGTTGTTTCTGCTCGCGTGCTCGCTCGCGTTCCGCACGGGCCTCTGGGTCGTTCATGCGAGCGCGGGCGCGGCTGACAGCACGCCCTGCCGGGCCTTCCGGCGCGCTCTGCGAAGAGTTGCCGCCAAACACTGCGCGGCTAGCTGCTGCACTGGCGTTAGACGCGGCACCTTGCATCTCTCGGGAGTTTTGTTGCGCCTGCTTTTCAGCGTTTGCTGCCAAATCTTTGCCAAACTTCTCCAAGTCGTCAGATACCCACGAGCCGATGCCCTCAAGGAACTTTCCTAGACCAATGGCCAGCACGTTGCCGGCGATCTGAAACAGATTGAATCCTGCCCGCAAAATCTCTGAGACGGCAGTGAACACGTTGCCAGTGAACTCAAACACAGCCGCAACTTCCTGCAGCGTCACACCAAAACCACCAAACTGCGCCACGGCGTTGTCAAAGATGCCAGCGAAATAGTCCGCCACGTCTAGAAGGGCGTTGGAAATCGTGTCGGCAATGCCGCCGCCTTCGCCGCCAATGTTGTTCCACTCCTCCACGAACGCCAACAAGTCGTTAGCCAGCGACTCAACGACAGGGGCAAGGTTGCCAACGACGTTTCCGATGATGCCGTCAAAGGTGGCTTTTACCATGTCTAGCGCGTCATTCATGCCGCCGATGGCTTCCACTTGGTCATCACCTACGATGGCCCCTAGCCGCCGCATTCGCTCTTCAACTTCGGCAAGGTTCTGATTCATCAACGGCAAAAGCTCAACGCCAGCCTTTCCGAAGATGGAAACGGCAGCAGCTGCACGTTCTGCTGGCGTTGGTAGAGCAGCAATCGCGGCTTGGATGGCCTTGAACTGCTCTTCCGGTGCCATTGCCTGCAGCTGCTCAAAGTTCAATCCAAGCTTCGTGAATGCTTCGGTTTTTCCGCTTTCTGCTGCTTGGCCTATTTCAACGCCAAGCTTTTGCACAGCCAAGGTTACGTCATCAATGCCCGACAACTTGGCGGCCATCTGCAACGCTTGCAGCGACCCAACGCCAATGCCGGTGCGTTGTGCCAAGTCGTTCATGGCGTCCACGCCTTGGGCAACATTGGCTGCGTAACTGCCAGCCGCTCGAGCAGCCGACATAAACGCATCGGCAGCCATGCCGATGCCCTTGGCAACCACGGCCCCAATGGCAATGTTCTTGATGAGCGACAGGTCACTAGACGTTTTGCGGGCCTGATCGCCTAGCCGGTCCATAGCCTTGGCGGCTTGGTTGGCACCCGACACGACGCCAGTTGCGGACATGCTTGCCCGCATCGCCAGTGCCAGAGTTGTTGCCATACGTCACCGCTTCAGCTTTGATAGTTCCGCTGCGATCTGTGCGCCAGTCATTGGCGGCCGTTCAATCGGCATGAAGTCTTCTTCGTTTGGCGGCCTGCCTTTTGTGTATGGGGCCAGAGTCGCCGCCACGATTCGCCCTGTCTGCCGCCAGCCTCCGAGATCCAAAGGTGCCACGTACCTGTGCATTGCCAGCCAACCCTTGAACTCAGCCACGCTCATCGTGCGGCCAAGTTCCTCAACAGTTCGCCCCAACGTCCCGGCCAGCAGATACACAAAGGCATCCAGCGGCCGGGCTAGGAGTTTTTTCCGATGTCCTCAATCTCCTTCTCGTCTAAGTCGTTGTGCCGCTGAGCAATCTTGAAAAGCCGCGCCCCAACGGTGCCGCTGAGCCCCTTGAGTTGCTCGCTGGTGAAGAGCGGCTTGCCGTCCGCGTCAACGAGGCACTTGCACAAGTACCGCGTGCGGAAATCATCAATGCCGTCGCCCTTGGCTCGAAGACAGGCGATCTCCCACGCTTGCAACTCGCCCAGCGGTAGCGTGCGAATCCACACGTCGCACTTCCACTCAGGCACGTTGACCTTGAGCGACTGCGACTGATCAGCGGCAAGAATTTCTTCGGCAAGGCCCATGCGTCACTCCGTAATCTTAAATACTGCGGTCCACTCCTGCAGTTCACCCACGCTAGCAGTCCACGCAAGCGACTGAAGGATGGATTTGCCAGACGAGAACGACGCGCCGGGGGCTGTGATTGAAAGAGCGCCCGTGGTCGTGACGTACGACGTATTCATTGCCGCCGTGCCACGGCATCGCACGGTGATGGTGCCATAGTCGCCGTCTGCGGATCGAAACCGCTTGTCTCGCCCCTGATAGGACTTTGACGTTACCTCAACCACGTCCGAAGACACGCCGTCAACGGAGATGGAAACCACCTCAGAGAGCGCAGTGCTCCTCCAGGTGACGGTCGTGCCTTGCGAGACAAACGCCACGACGGCCTCCCGTCGTTACGACTTTACCTTGAACGTCACCGACTGCTTGACGAGTTCGCCAACGCTGTAGGCAATGCTGGCGCTTGAGACTGTGGCGGTATAGGCAACGCTGGCAAAGTTCAAAGATCCGTTCTGCCCAATTGTGAGAACTGTGTTGCCAAAAGCTTCGCAGCTGATCTCGTCGTCTTTGAGCGCCGGCGCTTGGTAAGTGCGATTAGATGCACTCGCAAGGCCGAGGTGCGAGTTGTCAAGCAAATCCCCGCCCGGCGTCACGGTCACGCTGGTGACGGTGTAGGTAGACCCAGAGAATACGAAGTTATTGCCCTGTGAATCAGTCGCCATCTGGCCTCTCCTAGTGAGTTATGGGCGGCAAGCCCTACCCCAAAACTAGGCCACGACGGGGCAACCCTTGCAGTTAGAGGTGCTTGGCCAAGTCGTTCATCTGGGCAGCACGCCGTGCTTTGTCTTCCAGTATTTTTAGGCCGTTATCTAGGGCTTTCCGCATTTCGCCATTCAGGTTTGCGGCGATGGCGTCCTTGCTCATGCGAAAGGCGGTTTCGACTGGATGCTGAGCCCCGGTGGCTCGCAGGTAAACTGGCGTTTTGCTTTTCTTAAAAAACGCCTTGGGATAGGCCGGAGACGTTTCCACCTTCCCGCCGGCCTTAAGAACAAACGGGCCAAATTTCTTGTAGGAGCTAGCGATATAGCCTCCCCGTGCGGACTTCATCTTTGAGTATCGTTCAGCAGTTCCAAACTCAATCCAAAACTGATGGAATGCCCTATCCGGGCCTTTCAAGACTTTGCCGCCGCCTGCAGACTTGGTCTTTCCTGTGCCTGCTTTGACGTATCCCACAACAGCAACGGCTGCGCCGTCACGGGGATATCTTTTCACCATAGTCTTGATAGATCGTCGCAGGTTGCCGGTTGGGCCTTTTGGCGTGATCTGCTTTAAGGCGTTCTCGCCGGGCTTTGCAGCACGCCGCAGGCCAGCACCGATAACGCGGGCTGCAATGTTCTTGGGCAGCTGCTTGAACGCTTGGCGAAGCTCAAACAAATCCGGCCCGGTGATTTTGATTGCCGCTTTTTTGTACGAAACGGCCATCACGTCGCCTCATTGATGCGAAACTCAAACGTTTGCTGAACCGAGTAGTACGGCAGCATTTGGTCATCGGCAGGCATGTCCACCCCATCGGCCTCAGTCTGCAGTGTGCTCCGCTGGATCGTCACGCCGGCCGTCGTGCCCGTCCAGCCGTCCACCGCCAGGCGTACCGCTCGAGCAATCGACTTCACCGACGTGTACGACGTGCCGTAGGTAGTCAGCTGCAGCGTCACCACGGGATTTCCGACGTTGCCGGCGAGCGACTGCGGACGCTCAACGGCGGTGCGTTGATACACGACGAGCGGCAAGGGCGTGCCCTGCGGTGCAATGAGTGGGTACACCCGCGAGCCAATGAGCGACGATACGGCCGTCTGGCTCGTCAGGCGTGCGTAGAGAAACGCTTCTGGTGCTTCGGGAAGGCTCATGCGTCACGCTTCTCCGTGCAGATGATTTCTTGATGCCACAGCCTGTCACGCTCAAGCACTTGCCCAATCTCTAGTGTGCGGTTGCGGTACTGAATCCGCATGGCGGACGTGAGCCCGTCTAGGTAGCGGATCTTCACCCGGTGCGTCATAAAGCCCACCGTCTCGGCAAAGCGTTCAGTCTCGCGGGCAGATAGCGAATCAACAGACGCCCACACGGTGGCGAACGTGCTCCACGTCAGCGTTGGCTCGCCCACCTCGTTTTTAGTGGTAGTGGCCTGCTGAATCGTCACGCGGGTCCACATGTCACCGGCGCGGAGCGTCATCGGTAGCTACCCCATCGCAGGGTGTCGAGCATCGCCTTGACGCCAAACGGCACCTCAGAAAGCGCCGTTTCCGTGGACGCATCGCGGTTGCTCCACAGGTGGCCCACGATCATCTTGATGGAGGACTTCACGGCGGCCAAGTTTTGCGTGCCACCATAGTCGGTTGTCCAATAACTGCTCGGCCCAGCGTAATACGTCACCTTAACGCTATTCTGGTTCACAAGGTGACTAGGCCACGTTTTGCCGTACAGCGGGCGAGCAACGCCAGGCGTGGCGTCGTAGTCCACGCGGTACTCAGATGACGCCAGCGTGGTTCTTGTCCCGCCGGTCGTTGGAATGTACGTAATCACAACCGGATTGCTTTGCCCGTCTGAGTCAAATGGCGACAAGGGAGGGCGTGGCAACTCAATGTCCAATTGCGGCACAGTGCCTTGGCGGCCCTCAATATTGTTTCCGTCCGCCTTTAGCCCAAACTGCACCGGCGAACCTATGTCCCCGTAAAAAGAATCAAGCGACATCGTGTACTGCGATACAACGAAGGTGCGATCGCAATAGTCCTCTGCCCATCGGCGGGCCGTCGTAATCAGGGCGGAAATCAGATCGTCATCGTCGGTATTGTCTATGCGTAGGTGTAGCTTCGCCTCGGCCAGCGTCACCGGCTCTGCGCCTTCCTCGTTGCGTACAAGACTTCGGTATCTCATCGGCGCTTTCTCCTACGCGGGGCGTCTGCGGTTTCAACGTCGCGGTGCTCAGCGGTC